TTAGCGTAATTCGAACAGGTAGCCCTGGCCACGGACGGTGGTAATCACATCCTGCGGATACTGCGCCTGAATTTTCTTACGCAAACGCCCCATCAGCACGTCAATGGTATGGCTCTCGCGCAGTTCAGCATCAGGGTAAAGCTGGAGCATTAAGGAATCTTTGCTCACCACTTTGCCATTGTTACGGATCAGCGTTTCCATGATGGTGTATTCGAAGGCGGTGAGCTTAATCACTTCATCATTGATCGCTAATTCCCGGCGGGAGAGATCGACCTGGAATGGCGGGATGGAAATAACCTGTGAAGCCAGCCCGCTGTTGCGGCGTAACAGCGCCTGCATGCGCGCCGCCACCTCTTCAATATGAAACGGCTTGGTGACGTAATCGTCTGCACCCGCGCTGAGCACTTCAACCTTATCCTGCCAGCCTTCACGGGCGGTCAGAACCAGAACCGGCAGGGAGACATCGTGGCTGCGCCAGCGGCGAATTAGCGACAGACCGTCTTCGTCAGGCAACCCTAAATCGACAATGGCGATATCCGGCAGGTGTTCATTGAGATAATAATCGGCTTCTTTTGCATCTTCAGCATCGTCCACCTGATGTCCCATCTCCTGAAGCTGAACCTTCAGGTGATGGCGTAGTAATGCGTTATCCTCAACAACCAGTACGCGCATCATCTCTTCTCCCTAAAAAATTGGTATGAATAGTTTAACGCTGATTATGGAGTTTGGAACCAGCGCTATGAAATTAAATGACTTTTTTCATGCTCCCTATGCCTTGGGGGCGTCCTGGGGGCAAAGCTGTCGGCATCTGATTGTTCAGCATGTTGACCTGATCCTGGTTCATATCGCCAATCCACTTCGAATAAACCTCATACACCATACGCGCATCCTCATGGCCCATCTGGCTGGCGATAAAGGACGGGTTCGCGCCGGCCATAAGCGTCCAGCAGGCGTAAGTATGCCGGGACTGATAAGGGTTTCTCTCACGAATACCTGAAAGTTTAGTTCCCTGTCGCCAGCCATACGAAATCGAATTTTTAGAAAAATAGCTCTCATTCACTGAAGATTTCTTTTCCGGCGAAAAAACGAAACGCAGATTTTGTTGTTCGGTTTTGCCGATTTCGCGATGATGAAAAATAATCTGCTGGCGCGGGTTGTTGCCGGTGATTTCGTACTGCTCCAGCAGCGCATCATGCGCGGGCTTGAGCAACGTGATCGTTCTGATTCCCGCATCTGTTTTCGGCGGCACAAATACCCGTTTGTTTGTCAGACTCCTGGACACGTGTATCTCACCTTTTTTCAAATCAATGTCATCCCACGCCAGGGCGCAAATTTCGCCGGGCCTCATTCCCGTATGCACGGCAACGATGATGATCAAAGCCAGTTTGCGGGGAAGGGCTGCAATTAGCGCCTGGTACTCATGAAGTAGAAGCGGATCGGGGTCTGCCTTAGATAGCTTGAGCCTGGATACGCCCTCATAAGGAGCGTGTAATATAAACTGACTTCGATTAGCAAGCTTCAGCATTTCTGATAAAACAGCCATCTGTTTATTGACCGTTGAGGGCGCGCGCCCCTTTTTAACCAGGTTAGGCATAGAAGGGTTTAACACGCAGCCCGTCAGCAGCTCTTTGCGATAATGCAGTATGTCGGCGTGTTGAATATCAGCCAGGGGGGTATTTTCTCCCACTACACGCTTCAGGGTGTTAACTGCAGATGTGAGTGAATGCAGAGTAGCTCCTGACACCTCCAGTGCTTTTGTCTCGATGAAAAAATCGCTCAGCTCACTGAACGTCGCGATCCGCTTTGTTGATGAGAATTTTTTAAGGGCCTTTGACTCAGGGAAGCGCGCCGCATAGTCGAACTGGCCGAACTGGATCTCACTTACGATGACGGCGCGAAGGTTTCCCGCCTTCTTGATGTTGCTGCTGTTAACCACCCAGCCACGGAGAACTTCGCGGCAGCGAATGCCGCGATAGGTAAACGTTATCCTGATTTTTCCGTTATGAAGTTCAACGCCAGTTGGAAAGTTCATCATGCTTCCTGAATAAATCTATTAATCAGCGGAAAGTTGTACCAGACCAAAGCGCGCTTGCTTTCCCCACCGGGTACCGCGGGTACTCGCTTAAAATGAACTCCTTCAATCCAGCATCCGAGGCGATAAGCTTTTATTTGCCTGTCATCCAGCCCCGTTTTCTCAGTTAGCTTTCCCGCCACCATCCACTCTTCATCGAAAATGATTTGCGCCATGCTTAACTCCATGACGCCGCCACGATACCGCAGCGGCAGATAGTATATTGATTGTCAAAAATCACCTGCCGAGTCCAGGGAGGCACTGGAGGTGCCTGGCACCGGTCATTGCCGTTGCCACATAACTACGGGGGCGGTTAACAACCTCGACCGTAATTTTTCTCCCTTGGATCTTGACGGTGTAAAACGTCTGTTTGTCGTTGCGGCCATGCTCGCCGTATTTGTCGAGATGGCATTTTAGAGCGGCGGCACATGCAGGCCCGCCGATGCTGTCTCCCTTGCTTCGGTTAATCAGACGCACAGGAGCCTTCCTGATGGTTTATAACGCCGCGGGCAAGTCCGGCGGCCATAGCCGGTAATTCCTCATACTGGTTGCAAAAGGCCGGGTTGGAGCATAAGCCCTGCAGGGCAGCAATGGTCAGCTGTTGCAGGTAGGTAACAGGCGAAAGCGGCGCGTTTGTCACAGGTGCTGGATCCGGCTCGGTTTTATGCTTTGCAGTAACGGCTGGTGGATCGAGCACGACAGATTTTGGTGGTGCCGGGCGGCGGTATTCAACGATCGCATCAAGGGCGATTTTCTGACGCACGCTGATATCGTCAGACCAGCTATCCAGCATGGTGGTTGCCACGTCGTGGATCTCCTCGTCGGAGAACTCAGGAGACAGGCAAAATTCTGTGGTGGTGATATCGGCCATTAGCAGTGGAATAACATCAGAAACGAGCTGGCCGGTGCCTGCCACCACATCTTCTGCTTCTTCTTTCCCCATGATGTTGGTGCGTCCAGAAATAAGGTCATTAAGCGCATGCAAAATCGCAAAGTCGCGATTATTTGGTGCAGGTGGTACTTCCTGTTTTTCGACCTCATTTGAGGGGGAATTATTAATCAGTGCATCAACAGAGAAGACTCCGCCGCCCAGGTTCTCCACCCGTGGTTGGTCAATCGCTTGCTCTTCTGGTGCCGGGCTCTGAGTGAATGCCTCGTTGAGTTCATTGTTGAGTTGCGCAGCTTCGCCTGGGCAAACTGCTGGTGGCAGAGCTTCGCCCGGTACAGTCGATTCGGTTTCATCATTTTCTTTTTTCTCAACATTAGTGCGAGGTTTAGGGCGGCAGGCTATATCAACCGTTTTCTGGTCAGGGTTCGCATGGTCACGTTCAACCAGCTCGCGATTAATGTATTCACGCAAGGCAACAGGATCCATCCAAATGTTCTCCGGGGCGGATTTAATCAGGGCGATAATGGCCGCACGGGAATAATCCAGAATGCCTGGGGTGCTGCGCAGTTTTTTCCACCACGCTGTAAAACGGGTGTCCTGTTCTGCTTCGGCCATGGCTTTCGCTGGAATCATGTATTTATTCGGGATCCAGTAAATGTCGATCTCGTCGTACATACTCAGAATGGCAACAGCCACTTCGATACGCAGCGTAGAGAGGTTATGAACCAGATCCGGGCTGCGGTCTGTCTTGTTACCACCGCCCAGTGTGGAGCCGGTGTCTGTACGGTTTTCTTCTGAGTTAGTGCTGTCAGCCAGAGGTCGCTTATCAACCGGGGTATCGATCCATTTAGCGATCTGCTTTTTGATGTCCGGCCACTGTGCAGAGTCTTTTGTATTTTCTCGTATCCATGCGAGCAGCTGCTCCTGCCGTTCCGGAGCCAGCGCCAGCGCGCGGGTCTCTTTCGCCAGTGCTTCTGCAAGCTCGCGGGCAAAGCTGGGTTCATCATCATTCTTCAGATCGACGATCTGGCCGTACTGCGCTGTAGTGATTCCAGGGACCGGGCCGAACAGTGCCAGGCAAGCTGCACGGGATGCCACGTCGAGCTGCGCGACAGTTTTAATTTCTTCCAGTGCCTTGTTGTCGTCCCATTCCGTCTTTTCTTCAGATTCTGGCTGTGGTGCTGCAGCTGGTTCACCTGCATTCACATTCCAGATAGCAACGGTATCGAAAAATTCAGATGAGAAGACATCAAGCTCAGGGCACGGTAAACCTTCACGGTGTTCCCAGATCTTCACTTTGAAGAAATCATCAATATGTTCCGGGTGTTCAGCTGCCAGCTTGCCGAAAATAACGGCTTCAGCGATGGCTTTTGTTGCCGCATTAACTGCTGTGGCAAGCGGTTTTAAATCGGGGTGTTTTTTCAATGCTTTATCTTTTGGGAAATAAGCACCACCAAAAACTTTTAATTCAACAGACATAATTACCTCTATAATTTTAGGGGGATGATATTTAGCGATATGGTTTTCGAATAACGCACCTTAAATTTTTTAACGCGTTACGTCTTTCTCTTTTTTCATTGCATTGCTCACATAAATAAATCGTGCGCTTAAAGGGATATATATCTGTTTTCCTTTCATGCATTTCCGATTTTTTATATTCGTGGCAGCAAACAGCGCAATGACAAATGATGTCATCCATATCAGTTAAGTTGTTGGCGTTTGTGATCGTAATAAGACATGCCACAAGCGTTCTGCGCTTCTGCGAAGTTCACAGACAGCAAGCTAATGTGCTCAACAGCACAAATCGGGCAATGAAATTCACCGAGCACGTAGCCACCGTCAAGCACAACGGTTACGGGGCCAGAAGATGGCAGATGAACAACGCCAGAAATGGCACCGTTAATATTAAAAGTTGCAAGGTCTTTATTGACGATAGCCAGGTTCATTTCTACGGTTGTAATAGTTGCTTTCATTTTACAGTCCTTAATTTAAGGTGTGAAAATCCCAGCCAGTTAAGGCATCGGTTTTAGGTTGGTCGAATTAAATAACTTTTAGATTATTGCGCCATTCCTGATAAGGCTGGCGATGCACAACAAAATTTCTGTATTTCCGTAATACTTTCCAGGCGGCATGGCATCCCGCAACATCGCGAAGAAATACTGAAGTTACGAGTTTTCCTTGTGCCCAGGCAATTTGTTGTTCCGGTGTTAATTGTGTCTTATCCATATATGAACACTCCACTATAAAACCTGATTTAAAAAGGGCGGTGTATACGTGGACCACGGGAAACGCATATACCACCAAGAACTAAACACAGCCTCATGTTGCGATTACCCACAACTGGAAGCGCACTCAATCAATTTTGACTTAACGACAAAGCTCAAATTGGTGAGGCGAGTGCGCTCTCAATTGTGGGCGATTCATCTGCCCTGGTCCGGCGGCGCCACCTCGCCAGAGCAGATGTAAAGGGCAGTTACGCTGCCATGCGGCTTATTGGTCTGTGCAGGTATTTCAAGTCCTGCATCGTGGGGTTTGCTCTCCGCCCCAGGTTCTCCCCGCTACGCTTTAGCGCGCAACCTGAGAAAACCGCCTTCAAGCCTTTGGCTTACGCCACATTCATGAAACTGCCTGGACGAACTCGGAAAAGCTCAGTGCTTCTTCACCTTCCGCCAGACTGTTGAAATATTCTTCGTATGCTTTTTCCATCTCGAACCCCTGTTGCTGCTTTGCTCGGCTTATCACCCTTATCGCCGGGTAGGCGGAACGTTTACTGATTACTGCGTGTTTTGTTGGTCTAAGTTTATAAAAAAATAAACCAATATGTAAAGTTAATGATAAACAAAAAGGCGTGAAAAATTGGATGTGGTTGAATTTGGAGAAAAAAAAGACCGCAACAGGCGGTCTTTAGGGGAGTTAGTCTATTTCGAGGTCTTTGAGCATCTGAAGGATTTCTTGTTTGCTCTTGCCTTTAAGCCTTGCCTTGAGCTCATTGTCTATGGAGTTAACTTGGGCCCTGAGGTTTACCATGTGCTGCTCTTTTTCCCATTCAGCAAGGCTGTCGAAAAGGTCTAGAAGTTCTTCATGGCGCGCGTCAAATGGACGAGGGGATCTTATCTCTTCACCCATAGGTTCTTCATCAAGATAACCAGGAGCCATGCCGTAATCTCGTTCAATACGGCGCGCAGCTCTCTCGCCGAACGACGCTTTGCCGTTGATCAGCTGTGAAAGGTAGCTCTTCTCTTTCTCCGGCAGGGTTCTGCTGGAAAACCATGCCGCTAGGCGCTTACGCCTGATTTCTTTTGTGTCCATGCAGTCATTTTGATTAGTAATTTCTAAACAAGCAAAAACTTGACATTAATGTTTAGTGGTTTATAAACTTGCAACTCAACACACAGGAGCAATTATGCAACTCAATGACTTTTTGAAAGCCGGTGGACCAAAGATCCGCAAGGCGCTGGAGCAACACCTTGGGATATCGAAATCTTACCTCTCCCAACTTGCAACGGGGCGAGCAGCTATTTCGCCGAGTCGATGCATCGTTATCGAAACCTTTACCGATGGAAAGGTTTCTCGTTCTGACATGCGGCCAAGCGATTGGGCTGAAATTTGGCCTGATTACAAGCCAAAAAATAACACAACAGCTCAGGAGGATACTGACTGATGGAAATCAAAAAACTGGCATGTGAGCTGGAGTCCTGGGCGCAGGAAAAGGGCTGGAAGACAGTCACGCAGCTGATAACCCCGCATCACTTTGGCGATCTGCTTCAGCCATTGGATAACGTGACGGACCCTGACGAGTACGCGCGGCGCTTGCACAACAACAAGCAGATTATTCAGCGTGCATTCCGCAACGATACACCTAACTACCTGAAACAGGCTGAAGCCCTGAGCTATGCCATCCGCACCGCCATTGATAACGAGCTAGAGCAGAAAGACTGCATGCTCTACCGGGCGGCAAGGGTTAACAAAGAGTGTATCGAAGCCACCAATGCAGTCTTCACTGGCAAACCGCAACCGGTAATCCGCCGCGAGACTCTGGAAGCAATCGACGCGCTGGCGCAGCTGGTCGGCGTCAAAGTGAAGCTGGTTTCGACTTGTTCAAACGTAGCCTAGTTCAGTTGTATCGAGGTGTTCTATGAGCATGGAACTGATGGTTCAGGCGATGAAGGTCAAGGTAGGAAACCCGCTTCGTAAGCTGGTTCTGCTTAAGCTGGCCGATAACGCAAGTGACCAGGGCGAATGCTGGCCGAGTTATCAGCATATCGCTGATCAGTGTGAGATCAGCCGTCGTTCCGTCATGAATCATGTTGCCGCGCTTTGCGAGTCTGGTCTGATGCGAAAAGAGACCAGATCGGGGCCGAAAGGCAATGGCAGCAATTTCTACCGACTAACCCTGAGCGGTGCAAATACCAGTGCAAGGGTAGTGCAGGAGATTCACCAGAATGGTGAAGCAAATTCACCAGGGGCTGGTGCAGGAAATTCACCAGATGGTGCAGCACGTTCACCAGGGGATAGTGAAGGAGATTCACCCAGAATCAGTCACTCTTCTGAACCAGTCAAAGAACCAGAAAATACTTCTTGTCCGGAGGCTTCGCCGTCGGACGGAAAATTGACAAAAACCGAATTTTTAAAGCGCCACCCAGAAGCGGTGGTCTACAGCCCTGCAAAACGCCAGTGGGGCAGTCAGGAAGATTTGACCTGTGCGCAATGGATTTGGAAGCGCGTGCTGAAACTCTACGAGGAGGCCGCAACCTTTGACGGCGAGATCGTTCGTCCGAGAGAGCCGAACTGGACGGCCTGGGCGAACGAAGTTCGTCTGATGCGCACCCTTGATGGCCGTAGCCACAAGCAAATTTGTGAAATGTTCAAGCGCGTCCAGAGCGATACGTTCTGGGTTCGCCAGGTCAAATGCCCGGCCAAACTGCGCGAAAAATGGGATGACCTGATTATCCGCCTGTCGGCGCCGGGCACAGGGCATTACCAGGCCGGTGGACGGGATATCAATCAGATCTCCCGTCCCGATAACACCGTTCCGCCAGGATTCAGGGGGTAAACATGCAAAACGCAGGTTCCATTCTCGATCGCCTTCGCCGTGTCATTCCGCCGGGCGTAGAACCCAAATTTAAGAGCGCTGCAGAGCTGATGGCCTGGCAGCGGGAAGAAGGGCAAAAGCGCGCAGCTGAGATTGACAAGATCAACCAGCAGGCGCGGGCAGAGAAAATTTTCGGGCGATCCGGGATCCAGAACCTGCACCGCAGCTGCAGCTTCGCAAATTACAATGTGGAGGGCGACGGCCAGCGGCATGCGCTGAGTATGGCAAAGAGCTACGCGCAAAATTTTGGTACCGGCTTTGCCAGCTTCGTTTTCACCGGAAAGCCTGGTACCGGGAAAAACCACCTCTCAGCGGCGATCGGAAATTATCTGCTGAAACAGGGCCGAACGGTTCTGATTGTGACGGTGCCTGATCTGACCCTGCGCGCCCGTGCCTGCTATGACGAAGGTCGTTCTGAAGCCGCGCTGCTGGATGACCTCTGCAAAGTGGATCTGCTGGTGCTCGACGAAGTCGGCATTCAGCGCGACAGCCGCGGCGAGAAAGTTTTATTGAACCAGATTATAGATCGCCGGCTGGCCGCTATGCGCCCGGTTGGCGTACTGACCAACCTGAATTACGACGTGCTTGTAGAGACCCTGGGGGCAAGGGTTATCGATCGCCTGCGCATGGATAACGGCATTTGGGTGAACTTTGACTGGGAGAGCTATCGCGGAAACGTTAGCCACCTGAGACCTGTTAAGTGAATTTTGAGGTGAAAATTATGGAAACCGTATTGGATGCACTGAAAGCCATGAAAAAAGCAACATATCGCGAGGTTGCTGCCCGTCTGGATATCGAGCCCATTGAAGCGCTGAACATGCTGCGCGAGCAGAAAGAACAAGGGTTATGTGATTTTTACGATGGCGCATGGTCAATCGGTACAGCTAAAGAGCAGGCCAGGCAGCCGATCAAACCTCAGGCAGCGGAGCCAGCGAATCAGGCTCCGCGCCTGAAAGGTGATGAACCAGCACCGGTTGATGTTGTGGCCATCCGCCAGTTGCTTGGAAAGAGCGGCTCTATGACCACCGCTGCGCTGGCTGCAGCTGTAAATCGTAATGCCCGCGGCATGGTCTCTGTAATGCTGTCTTTTGAGCGGCAGGGCGTGGTTATCAAAAACGGCGAGGGGAAGGGCGTGACATGGTCTCTGCCTGGAGCTGGTGAGGCCGCAGGCGTTACAGCCGAAGCTGCACAGCCAGAAAAAACAACTGCAGAAATTATTGAGACCATCCCGGCATTCGCCTCTCGCCCTGATGACCTGATTATTCCGTCATCCCGTTATATCTCCGGTGAAATCCGCCGGACAAAAGCGAAGCTGTCAAACCTGCAGCGTCTTCAGGGCGCCGTTCGGGAGCTACGCCGCCATAAGCATCTGCTGGAGGGGCTGGGGAATGACTAATTTACCGAAATGCCCTCAATGCGGCATGGCCCCTTCACTGAGGGTTCGCAGCCGGGGAATGAACTGGGGTTCAGCAGAGGTCCGCTGTTCGAACGGTTGCCCTGGCATCCGAGCGGGATTTTCGTTCCCGCCTGATGGTGAGGCAGCGGCCCGGCAGTTGCTTCAGGAAAAATGGAAAGAGCTTGTGGGAGGAATCAACGATGCCACGACCAAAAACTCATGAAGAGCGCACGGTGATGATTAACCGGATTATCGAACTGGTGAAAGAGCAGGGCCGTATCACGACGAAGGACGTCGTCGCGATGTTTAACCTGCACCGAACCACGGCAGAGAAGTACATCCGGATTGCCGTGCAACGTGGAGAGCTTATCCGTTACGGTCGCTGCGGTATTTTCCGTGACCAACGTGCAATTATCGACTTTGACCTTAGCCGCTTTTCACAGCATAGAGTGGGTATGCAACCTTAAGTAAGACTTTCACCGCAAAAGGGCACATATCATTCTTAATTCAATGAAAGCGCGAACCCAATGGATGATTATCCAGGTCGATATGAACAGGCAACAACCTCTGGCTGGATAACTCCTGGTAGAGCTAGAATGACGATGCATTTATCACTGCTGTTTAATACAGATTAAACCAATGATGCTAAAATCTTGGTCTACATCAAAGATCTGTGTAACTGACTGATATTATTGAGTTGGTGTGATTTTGTTGTGGCTTATGACAAAATTTGATTGATCTTTTTTGTGGTTGTGACTAGAGGTCTTGTCAATTGGATTCATCGATCGATGAAAAAAGAATTGATCGATGAATCCTTTGATTCTAAACTAACAGTATTGAAGTAATCAGAGATTCAGTCATGGCTAACAATTATTCAACTCAAGCTTTCTTCGATTTCCTGTACGAACTGCCTTCATTGGGACTCATCAATGAAGCAACTGCACGTAACCTGAAGAATTCAGCGTTGCTATTGCTCTCTGTTACCAAAATTCATAGTGATGATGATGTACGAGATCTAGACGTTGAAGACTTGATCGAGAAGTATATTGCGACCCAGTCCACGAAGCCTGGTGAATCTTCCATTCAAAGCTATCAAAGCCGATTTAAAAGCGCCGTTAACAAGTTCGAGGAGTATGTGCGAGTGGGTACTATTGTAAACCAGTCAGATACTGACGGAAGCCAAGACGGATTTGATACTGCGGATCAGAATGCGGAGAAGATTAAACTGGGCAAGAGAGAGAAGGTGCAAGCCTTCAATTTGCCGATTGTAGTTCGCCCGGAGACAGGAACGATGATTACTGTCCAAGGCTTACCAACTGATCTCACTGCGGAAGATGCTGAGCGTATTCTTTCGGTATTAAAAGCGTATGTGCGTTCATGAAAAGAATTTGGGCCCAGCCTTTGGAGAGGAAGGGCCCGGATTGGGGATGTTGGAGCACCCGCAATCAGTACTGCGTACACAACAGTACAGTAGCGGATCCCCATATTTTAATCAAGTTTTAGGGAGGTGCTCCCCTGAGGCGAGGTTTATGTATGGCTTTAAAAGACATCGCTACCAAACCGTTACCAGCCGGTTTTCGCTGGGTAAAATGCCGTTTCCGTAAAGCTCGTGCAAAGGCAGGGACTCCTGATTCTGAACGTAAGATTCTTGATGCTCATGCCTATGGTTACAAATGCTGGTCCTTTCCAGTGCGCACTAAGCACTAAGTTTTAAACCCGCTTCGGCGGGTTTTTTTATGCCTAATGCCAAATATCCTTTAACATTTCGTGCTCTTAATCCATTGATCATTTTTCTGTATGGCGTTACTGTATAAATATACAGTTAATCATCAGGGGTGGTAATCATGGGTTTTCTATCACCAGCAGCAGACTACGCAGAACAGACGCTCACTATCACCAGCCTTTACGGCTTTGACGGCAACTGCCGAATCATCGAAACTTCAGCCGGTTACGCGGTCATAAACGTCGCCAGAAAGCCGGAAGTGGGTGATACCGTCCTGGTTTCGTTCTGCGGCAGTCTGGATTTCGCAAAAGTGCAGGGGAAAGCGCTGATAACTCAGGATGGAGAGGCTATTGAGGGTGATGCGCTGGATGATGCAACAGTCATGGGGGTAGTAACTCATCTCCTGAACCGTGTGACAGATACCGACAATCGGCCTGTGATTTAAAAGACCTGATCTGATTCCTGTGTCTTAAAGCCGATCGGTTAGACAGAACAATTTAGCCGAATTGCTCTGTCTAACCTATAAGACGTCTGGTTAGCGGAACCTTTAATTGAATCAGTGCGCAGGGAGAAAGGACCGCCCCCAGAAGGGGAAACCATTTTTAGGGATGTGCCCATGAAATTAAATGAATTTGCCGCGGGTTTAACCAAAGACGGATTGCTTGTTTTAAATCTGTCTGATGGCGAAATAACTGACTACCTCGTCACCACTAATGCTTTACGCACGCTGATACGCCGGGAAGGAAATAGAATTTCCGCGCGGATCCTCAGTGATGATGAGCGGATAATCAACCTTAATTCCCTGCCAGAAGCACTTAAGGTTCTCAAGCCGTAAGTGTTGATTTATAATAATCAAACGGGCTGAACACCCACTGATTACTGCGCCAACCTGAGGAATCAAAATGGCGCAGAGCATTACTCTAAACAACTCTCACCGCCCGTCTATGTGCGGTGTTTCTGCTTATGCTGGTGGTCCAGCATGAAGAAAGCAGATAGCCTCCATCTTTCGCGTGTGGCCGCACTGGGCTGCATCGTGTGCAGAAATCAGAACCTGGGCGAAACGCCCGCGGAAATTCACCATATCCGAACCGGTCATGGCACAAGCCAGCGCGCTGACCATCGGAAATCAATTCCCCTGTGCCATATGCATCATCGCAACGGCGGTTATGGTGTGGCGATTCATGCTGGCCGCCGCGCCTGGGAAATGAAGCACGGCACCGAAGCAGAGCTGCTGGTGCAGGTGCTCTATTTACTGGGAGAGCCTGCCAATGAATAAGCCAGTCAGTTACGGCTCAGTGTGCAGCGGCATCGAGGCCGCCAGCGTGGCATGGCATTGCCTGGGCTGGCAGCCAGCATGGTTCGCTGAGATAGAAAAATTCCCCTCTGCTGTTCTGGCGTACCGCTGGCCGGACGTCAGTAACCTGGGCGACATGACCAAAATCGCTGCGGCAATCCGTGCCGGAAAAATCGACGCGCCCGATGTGCTGGTGGGGGGAACCCCTTGCCAGGCGTTCAGCGTTGCGGGCTTACGTAATGGGCTGGCTGACGAACGCGGCCAGTTAACTTTGGCTTTTGTGGAACTGGTTAATGCTACCGATGAAAAACGCAGAGAACAGGGAAAATCACCTGTCATCGTCGTCTGGGAAAACGTCCCAGGCGTATTCAGCAGCAAAGATAACGCTTTCGGATGTTTTCTTGCAGGGCTTGCCGGCGAAAGCTGCGCGCTGGAATCACCAGGGAAGCGATGGTCAAACGCTGGTTATGTGCTGGGACCAGAAAGAGCTATTGCCTGGCGAGTGCTCGACGCTCAATTTTTCGGAGTGGCCCAACGACGCAGACGTGTGTTTGTTGTCGCAACAGCTCGAGGGGATATCGATCCCGCAAAAATTCTTTTTGAGTCCGAAGGCCTGCGCCGGAATTCTCCGCCGGGCAGAGAAAAGGCGAAGGCAGTTGCCGCGCTTACTTCAAACGGCGTTGGAGTATGTGGTGCAGACGACAACCAGGCACAAGCCGGACATCTGATCCCGGAGTGCGTGACCGGGGATATCAGCCACACCCTGAAAGCAGAAGGTTTCGATGGTAGCGAGGACGGTACAGGAAGAGGTACGCCGATTATCGCGATGGCGCACGGGCAGGGTGGTGCTGAAATTAAAACCGATAATACAGCGCCTACGCTGACCTGTAACCACGAAGCTCCGATCGTTTTCAGTAGCAACGGGCATGCATCTTTCGCACCCGGCGTTGGAGCACTTCGGGCTAAGTCGGGCGCTGATCAAGAAAAGCTTGCGATACACGGAACGCAGGACCCTGACACATTGAAAGACCTGGCTCATACGCTGGGGCGGAATCACGGGCAGGAAAATGCTGTAGTTTATGCCTTCAAGGCTGGACAGGGCGCAAAAGCTGGTGGCATTGGGTGGGCAGAGGAACAATCCCCAACACTGACGGCCGCCAGCAGTGGATCAAATTTAGTCTCCTCAGTGATGAAGAATATGGCCGTTCGCCGCCTGACTCCTGTCGAGTGCGAGCGCCTGCAGGGGTTCCCTGATAACCACACCCTAATCCCTACGGAGAAGCGTAAGCAGATCACCGCTGATGAATACGCGTATCTGCGCCACCACCGGCCAGAACTGACTGCAGAGCAGGCGTTCCGCCTGGCCGCCGATGGTCCGCGCTATAAAGCGATCGGCAATTCAATGGCTGTGCCGGTTATGCGCTGGATTGGCTCACGCATACAGGAGGCGCTGCGTGCCTAAATACATCATCACCCCAGTGGGAAAACCCCGCATGACCAGCGCTGATAAGTGGAAGCAGCGCGCGCCGGTGATGCGGTATCGCATGTTCTGCGATGAAGCCCGCCTTCATGGAATTCAGGTACCGGAGAACGGCGCCCATATCACCTTCGTTTTGCCGATGCCCCAGAGCTGGAGCAAGAAAAAGCGCGCGTCTATGGACGGCCAGCCACACCAGCAAAAGCCCGATCTGGACAACTTAACAAAATCTCTGTTGGACGCCTTGTTTGAGGATGATTCCCACATTTGGGACGCCCGGACATCAAAAGTATGGGGCGAAACCGGAATGATAATTATTGAGGACATAAAATGACGCCACGCCAGAAACGCCAGTATCTTGAAGGGCTGGGAAAAACAGCAATGGCACCACGTAAGAGCTGGCTGGGAAAAAGTATTCTCATGAATGATGTTCAGTCCGGTTGGATAAAATCTCTGCTTACAGTGTGGGGTGAATGTGTCCGCGGCGGCACAGCACCGGCGAAACCATGCGGGCACTCATGCTGGAACGTAATCAGAGGAAAGAACTGGTCAGACAAAGCCCTTGAGCGGTTTACAGCAGCGCTGAACCAGGCGAGAGAAGAAGGATTCCGTGGTGAGCAGGCAATGAGACGGGCGCGCTCGATACTCTGGCCTGAGCCGCCGGTGAGTGTCATTGACGCAGCGATGTGCAGTGATGACGCTGAATTTATGGAGAGCGTAGTGCTGAACGCGTTTGATTTGAAGGATCCGGTTTACATCATTGGGCGCCAGTATTACACCACGCGCAAAAAGATAGCGGACATAACCAGAGACCTGCAGAGCTTTGCTCCATGGCTGACAGATTCAGAAGCGAGAAAGCGTGTGCGCTGGTGCCTGGAGATATTCAGGGCGAAGGTCTTTCTGTCAGCAAAGAGGGCATTGGCGGATAATTGACATATAGGCACTGCCGGGGCTCATCACACAATTACTACCAAATGATGAGCCTCGGAACGAATTCACCTGCAAAAATAAATGAGAGATTTTTTGAGCGCACGTCTACTATGGTTATGTCTCCATGTGGGTTTTTGTTGTGCTATGGCTCTTTTTAGCTTGCCTAAATTCGGTCGTGGCATCTATGGTATGAGGGAACCAAACGTTTGGCAGATGGTCTAAATTGTAAAGAATCTATGGGTTCCTTTAATCATAATATTGGTTGTGCTAGAATTCCGCCCCCTTTACAGAGGGGAGTCCTCAAAAGGATATTTTGAGGTGATCAAAAGGAGGTCTTTATGTCAGAACTGGTCATGAAGATGTTTGGTTTGAGCGGCTTTGTCAGAGGCGGCCAGGCCATGGCGGAACGCCTGAATAAATCAGGTGTAAAAAACATTAAAGTTGTAGGGCGTGGGGCGATTATTGTTGATACAGCGTCCGATCCCGAAAAACTGCACCGCCTGAGAAAAGCTGCACGCAAGTACGTAGAGCAGGATGCCGAAGCCGTAGCGGCAGCTAAAATTAACTCTAAGGATAGTGACGATTAACCGATGTTTGCGCTGCTTATTATACCGTTGCTTGTCAGTGGTTCTCTACTTGTAACATCACCGCACAACATCAAGCTTTTCTACCGATTGCACCGATACGATGGCCAACTTCTTTACATGAAGGTGGCCACGTATGGTGTTTGGTCCTTTATCGGCGCCGTTGTCATTGCCTACTCCCTTAAATACTTCTTCCCCGGATTCACTGCCGCGACGTGGCTGTCACATTTAATCGATGGTAGCTCAGATCCGAAAGAGAACAGGATTACATCTTGGTTGATTCTCCTTTCGGTTACGACGTTCGCTGTTGCGCTGCTATGGCTGCAGTTTTGCAGGCTACGTATGTATGTCGCCGCATATTTTATCAGCGATAATCCAGGTGATAAGGATTCGATCAACTTCGCTAAACAAGTTCTCCGCCTGTATGAACTTGAGCTGCTGCTTTCCGATGGTTCGTTAGGCCAACTTTTTTTCGATTCAGCAACAGAAGATAGACCAGTTCTGGTTAGCCTTAAAAGCCGAAAACTCTATGTCGGAGTTGTAAATATGATTAGTGAGCCAAACGAGAAACAAGGCCCTAATCTTGAGATATCAATTAGTCCTATCATGTCTGGCTATCGGGATAAAGATACTCTGCGGGTGTTGTTCTCAAATGACTACAATGACTTGGATGATGTTGATACGAGTATAATTTTCCCGCTGAGTGAGGTTTCTCATGCGTCATGGTTCAATATAGATATCCATGAAAAAGTGGATAACAACCGTGAAGCCAAACCGATTAGCGGGCGAAAGGCCAAGAGAAGATATGGCAAGGGTGGGAAGTCGGCTCATAAGTAATAAAGTTGGACTCGCCACGTTTTGGCAAAAAGTGCTATTTGTTATGAATGATGTTGAAAACGGGCCAGAAAATCAGATAATCAATTCATGCTTGGCAGAGCTGCGCCACGATGGCAGCGATGTAAAGCGAAAATTTGAAAAAACTTTAAACCCCGCCTGCCGGGGTTTTTTGTTATCCGGCGATACGACAGGGGTATTCGCGAAGGTGCATTGCACCAGTACCCCTGTCATATCGCCGTTTTATTTAAGCAGGGAGTAAGCTTTGCCGGACTCATCATGCATGTGAGAAAATCCTTTTTTTGGGATGAAGGAGACAGCATGCTTGAGTGGATTTACGGATATGTGAACGGAATATTAGAGCACTACAAAGCGATGACGACGATCGTATTTGTGATCGCGATTTTGAAACTTTTAGTCCCGCCTTTCTTTTGGATTCTTGAAAAAATATCTGACAGATCACACAGAAAAAAGCTTCTGAAAATATGGACTGACGCCGGTTACAGCGATGAAGAGGCAAGGCTCTTTGTTGAGGCATCGGGGTCCCATCGAAAAAAACCAAAACCCAGCATCTCCACCTACCTAAAAAAAATATCCCGTCGAAAGGTCCGCTAAGGACCTTTTTTATTTCCTTAAACAGCACCCGCCCACAGCGAGGTGAGAGACGATGAAAATGCCACACAATCCAAATAACTGGCCTGACTGGCTCGAGCTTTTCCAGAGCTGGTGGCGTGGAGAGACGCCGCTGGGTGCCGTACTGATGGCATTCATCATGGCCGCGCTTCGGATCGCATACACGGGCGGAGGCTGGAAAAAGATACTGCTCGAAGGTCTTCTTTGCGGGGCGCTGACCCTGACTGTTGCCTCAGCGCTGGAATATATGGAATGGCCGAAATCGATTTCAATTGCCATTGGCGGAGGGATTGGATTTATCGGTGTTGAGCAGTTCCGCCGTCTGCTGCTTGGCATATTAAACACACGCCTGGGAGGTGGTAATGCAGCAAAATGAATTACGCTGGCTGGTAGAGGCCCGCAAATATATCGGGCAGATGGAAATCAAAGGCCCGCGTCATAACCCGTTAATACTCCAGTTCTGGAAAGACATTAAACGAGGCGGCATCAAAGATGACGAAACCCCATGGTGTGCAGCTTACGTCGGCTCCATGCTCGAACGAGTCGGCATCCGGTCCACCCGTTTCGAATCAGCAAAATCATATCTCAGCTGGGGTGTACAGCTTCGCGAACCAGCTTACGGATGCATTGTTGTATTCAGTCGCGACGGCGGCGGGCATGTGGGGTTTGTCGTTGGACAGGCAGATAACGGCGATTTGATGGTGTTGGGTGGTAATCAGTCTGATGCCATCAACATTCGCGCCTTTTCCCGTTCCCGCGTCACCGGGTATCGCTGGCCTGTTAACGAACCTCTGGACAGCAGGCCATTACTGGTGATGAGTGCCGCCAGTTCGGTAAAAGAATCATGATCCCGTTACTCCGGGCAGCGCTGAAACCCTCATGGCGGGTGTTGGCACTGTTACTCATCATTGTTGTCGCAGCGGGAACCATTGCGATCCTCGCCATCAGGCTGGCGCACAGCCAGGCAGATAACCGCGTTCTGGTATCGGATAACCAGCTGCAGGGGCAGGTTATTGCGACGCAGGCGTTCAACTTCAACCGGTTCAATCAAATCGCTGAGCATGCCAACAGGCTTAACTCACTGATTGACACCGGAACCGAAGAAACTGTCATCAAATACCGGGAGATCCTCCGCCGTGAAAAAACCTGTGATCTGCCTGTTCCTGCTGACATTGCTGGTGGGCTGCTCGAATACGCGCACCGTTTACGTGCCAGCGCAATGCACGCCGATACCGACGGACCTGACGCAGCCGATGATAGTACCGCTGCCGCCAGCTCAATGACGTACTGCCAGGCTGTTCTGTGGATTAAGCCGCTGCTGGCTGTCATTGAGAAGGGCAACAATAACTTCGCTGGTATCCGAGAAATAGAGAAAACCAGACAGTGAAATACCCACTTGAAAAATTTCAGCACGCCCCAAGTTAATGTAATGCCACAAATTGTGTGGTCTACAGGAGTGCATACAATGCTAGATGGATACTTCAATCACGATGGTGACAGCGGAGAAGCTTTTATTAACAAGCGTAAACGGCTATTGGCTGTGCAAGCAGCCTTAGAGATCGCAAAACACAGTGTCGGAAACCATCATCAATCCACGGTTTCCAGAGTCAACGAGGATTTATCGAAGACTGCTGCCGGGATTGAGGGATTAGCTGATGCTATTCAGGCCGCTTTAGATAAATAAGTCACTAGACAAAACCGCCATTTGGCGGTTTTTTTTCAATACGCTTATTTGCAACCAGACGCCCCAAAATCTGATTAGCATTACAGCAGGCATTCACTGAGTGCCTGTGATAATGCTTTTTAACCATGATGATTATAGGTAATCTGGTTCACTCTGAAACAGCACTTAAGAGGGAACATATGCCAAATCTGTCAGCATTGGATTCATGGTTAAAAGTTAGCACATGGGATACGCATCATCCGTTAGACCAAGGGCGATTTTTTAAAGCAGTTTATCAATTAATACTATTGAATGATAAGCTCGTCGAACCGCAATACGTTCATGATTACATTGTCGATTATCACGGCGGTAATAAGAATGCAGAGCATGTAGATAATATCGCAACTATATACGCTGCAAAGTACGACGATATTTATAGTTTTATTTATGAGAACCAAATAGAACTAACCTAATTTTTAAGCTGCTAATTAAGCCATCTATATTCATGGGTGGCTTTTTTTGTGCGCAGCGACATGCAAAATACACATCATGCAAACAATAATTTGCATCGGCAGCGGCCCGTCGCTGATACCGGATGACTGCTTGCATGCCAACGATTCAGGTCTGCCAGTTATTGCCGTTAACAACAGCTGGAATGCTGTGCCAGGTTGTCAGCACATTTACGCAGCAGACTGCTGCTGGTGGGAAGAATATGGCGCAGGGATAACATCTGAGGCGGCACGCTGGTGTGGTGATGAGTTCACGGCCCGGCGTTTTGGCATTAACTGGCTACCGTCTGCAATCCCCGGTTCGTTTAATTCTGGTCAACGAGCCTTTTGTTATAACAATTGGTATCGATTCTCATTTGCAAAAGGTACTCCTGGCGATTCTGAACACCGAGGGGGCGAGGACACGCGGAAAACGGCTAGTTTTTTGCATTTTATGGGTTTCATCATCATCCGTTTAACCTCTTGATATTTCAGTCCTGAGCATTTGCAGGATGCCGAAATGACTATTTTTTGTTCACCATCATGGATAACGAACTGAAAAATTTCCGGCTGAATATCACTCAGCTGGCAGCCATTACCGATCTACACCGTCAGACGGTTGCAGGCAAGCTGGCAAATGTGCAACCCGCACCCGGCAGCAACCCGAAACTTAAGCTATACGCAATCACCGATATTTTGCGTGAGTTGCTGACAAGCACCACACCATCTGAGCTGGTGGACGTCGACAAAATGCTTCCCCCCGATCGCAAAGCCTGGTTTCAGTCGGAGCGTGAGCGGCTCAAGTTTCAGCAGGAAACAGGGGAGCTGATCCCGGCATCCGAAGTCACCAGGGAGTTTTCCTCCATGGCGAAAGCAATGGTTCAGGTGCTGGAAACGTTACCCGATATTCTTGAGCGCGATTGTGCCATGACCCCAGCAGCGGTTGTCAGGGTGCAGCAGGCTATTGACGATCTGCGCGATCAGATAGCCCTCAAAGTTGAGCAGGCCGACTCACCGGAACAGGAGGATACGCCAGAAGAGGAGTAAGTCATGCGACAGGCCACGGCAGCGGAAGTCAGGCGTAACGCTTCCGCCATTCTCAAAGCCCCGCGCCGCATGCCTGTGGCTGAGGCGGTTCAGAAATTCATGCGCGTACCTATGGGGGCCGGTAACTCGGTACCGTGGGACCCTGCCGTCGCCCCGTATGTGATTGAGCCGATGAACTGCCTCGCGATGCGTGAATACGATGCGGTGGTATTTGTGGGTCCGGCACGAACGGGGAAAACGATCGGCCTGGTGGATGGCTGGGTTGTATACAACATTGTCTGTGACCCGTCCGATATGCTCGTCGTTCAGATGACCGAAGAGAAAGCCCGCGAGCACTCAAAAAAGCGACTGGCCCGAACCTTCCGTGTCAGTCCTGAGGTAGCAAAACGCCTGAGTCCGTTGCGAAACGACAACAACGTGCATGATCGTACTTTTCTGGCGGGCAACTATCTCAAAATAGGCTGGCCTTCAATCAACATCATGTCTTCGTCAGATTTTAAATGTGTGGCGCTCACGGATTATGACCGCTTTCCTGAGGACATCGACGGCGAGGGCGATGGCTTTACCCTGGCTTCCAAACGTACCACGACGTTTATGTCCGCCGGGATGACCCTGGTGGAGTGTTCTCCGGGTCGGGATATTCGCGACAGTAAATGGCGTCGCAAATCTCCCCATGAAGCGCCACCAACGACTGGTGCACTTTCTCTGTACAACCGTGGTGATCGCCGTCGGTGGTACTGGCCGTGCCCGCACTGTGGTGAGTATTTCCAGCCCGCGATGGAGGCGATGACCGGCTATCGCGATGAACCGGATCCGGTAAAAGCCAGTGAGTCGGCACATCTGCTTTGCCCGCACTGCAGCAGCGTTATCACCGCAGATAAAAAGCGCGAGCTTAACGGGGTGGGCATCTGGTTGCGTGAAGGTCAGAGTATTGACCGTGACGGCAATATTACCGGTGAGCCACGCCGTTCGCGCATTGCATCGTTCTGGATGGAAGGACCCGCAGCCGCGTATCAGACCTGGGCGCAGCTGGTGTACAAGCTGCTAACAGCTGAGCAGGAGTATGAGGCCACCGGCAGCGAAGAAACCCTCAAGGCGGTAATCAATACCGACTGGGGGCTACCGTATCTGCCGCGATCGGCCAGCGAACAGCGACGCGCCGATGCGCTGATGCTGCGTGCGGAGGATTACGGTAAACGCCTGGTTCCGCCAAAAGTGCGTTTCCTGCTGGCGGCCGTTGACGTCCAGGGCGGTAAAAAACGCCGTTTCGTCGTGCAGATTATCGGCTATGGCGAAAACGGTGAGCGCTGGCTGGTGGACCGCTACAACATCCGCCAGTCGCTGCGCAGCAATGAGCATGGTGAGGCGGAGCCGATCCATCCCGGCGCGTATCCGGAGGACTGGCAGCTGCTGGTTTCTGATGTGCTGGAAAAAACGTATGCACTTCAGTCCGACCCGACGCGCCGTATGCCGGTGCTGGCCATGGCCGTCGACAGCGGCGGTGAAGAGGGCGTAACCGACAACGCCTATAAATTCTGGAGACAGTGCCGCCGTGACGGCCTGGGCAAACGTGTTTACCTGGTCAAGGGTGACAGCACAAAGCGCCAGAAAATCATCACCAAAACCCACCCGAACAATACCGAACGCAGCGACCGTCGTGCTGATGCGCGTGGCGAGGTGCCGGTGTATCTGCTGCAGACCGACCTGCTTAAGGACCAGCTCAGCAACAACCTCGATCGCGAAACGCCAGGTGCGGGCTATATCCACTTCCCCGACTGGCTGGGGGAGTGGTTCTACGAGGAACTGACCTACGAAGAGCGCGGTGTGGACGGCAAATGGCGCAAGCCCGGCAAGGGCGCCAACGAAGCCTTTGACCTGTTCTGCTATGCCCACGCTGTGGCGGTCCTGCGCGGTTACGAAAAAATCCGGGACTGGGAAAAACCGCCGGCATGGGCGGAGCTGCAGGATCTGAACCCAAATATTTTTGAAGGGGAACGCCCCAGGGAGATAACCGTGAAAAAAACAAAACCCGTTCAAACGCCTGTTAAGGCTGAGCCTGAAAAGGACACAGCTCTCTCCGGCAGCTGGCTCGGGTCTTCCGGTAAGGGAGGGTGGTTGCTGTGACGAAAGACGATATCTGGAAAACGCTGCTGATGGTGCGCCAGGCCTACCAGGATTCACTGGACGGCAAGAGCATTTCGTTCACCGGTGTGAACGGTCGCGCCATTACCAACCACGACCCGAAAGCGCTGCGCGACGAGCTCGAATACTGGGAGCGTCGCTGGCGCGCAGTCAACAGCCGTGGTGGTTCGTACAAACTCGCTAACTTTCTGTAAGGCTTTCTATGGGCATTCTTGAAAAAACACTGGGTGCGCTGGCGCCGGGGTGGGCGGCGGCACGTGCGCGGGATCGCCTCCGGCTCAATGCTTATGAAGCGGCAAGCGCGTCCCGCCTGCACAAAGCAAAAAAGCAAAGCCAGTCAGCGGACACCTCTGTGTTTGCTGCAGGCCAGTCCCTGCGGGAGCAGGCCAGGTGGCTCGATGAAAACCACGATCTGGTCATCGGCCTGTTCGACAAAATGGAAGACCGGGTGATTGGTGCTCACGGCATCCATGTAGAACCGCAGCCCCTCGATCTGGAGGGCAATCTCCATTCCGATTTTGCCGGGCAGCTTTCGGCGCTCTGGGCGGAATGGTCTGTGCGTCCTGAGGTCACCGGCATGTTTACCCGCCCGGAGGCTGAACGTCTGCTGTTGCGTTCTGCGCTGCGCGACGGGGAAGTGTTCACGCAGCTGGTCAGGGGAAACGTACCCGGCCTGCAGCATGCCACGTCGGTACCGTTTTCTCTGGAAATGCTGGAGGCGGATTTTGTTCCGTTCAACCTTAACAGCACCGCCGGCCAGCAGGTTCGCCAGGGCATCATCGTGAACGACTGGGGGCGTCCCGTCGGCTACCGCGTTTACAAGTACCACCCGGCAAATATGACGCGGTTCAGCGCTGAACTTAAAACCGTCTCAGCTGAAAACATGCTTCACCTTGCGCAGCGCAAGCGTCTGCACCAGCTGCGCGGTATCAGCCTGATCCACGGAGTCATTACCCGTCTTTCTGACATCAAGGATTATGAAGAGAGTGAACGCGTCGCCGCCCGTATTGCCGCCGCGCTGGGGTTCTATATCAAGCGCGGTGATGCGCAGTCTCTTGGTGACGACGGGGAGTTTTCACCTCCCGGCGGCCAGCGTCATTACGATATCGCCCCGGGCATGATTTACGACGATCTGCGCCCGGGTGAAGACCTGGGCATGGTGGAATCAAATCGCCCGAATGTTCACCTCTATGAATTCCGAAACGGACAGATGCGGGCCGTGGCCGCAGGCACGCGCGGCAGCTATTCCAGCATTGCCCGGGACTATAACGGCACCTACAGTTCCCAGCGTCAGGAGCTGGTGGAGAGCTTCGAAGGGTACAACGTCCTGCAACAGTGGTTTGTCGGCCAGCACAGCCGGCCCGTTTACCGTGCATGGCTGGCGATGGCGTTGCTGAGTGGCGTTGAAGTGCCGCCGGATGTGGATCCAAATTCTCTCTATAACGCGCTTTATCTCGGCCCGGTGATGCCGTGGATTGATCCGGGGAAAGAGGCTAATGCCTGGAAAGCCATTGTTCGTGGCGGTGCTGGTACCGAAGCGGAATGGGCACGGGCGCGGGGTAAAAACCCGCAGGAGGTTAAACGCCAGCGACTGCGTGAAACCGAATTTAACCGTCAACACGGGCTGGTGTTTGATTCCGACGCCGCCAACGACAAAGGAGCGATGCCAGATGCAACGGCAAAACCAAAAGACGATCGGCGCGAGCCGGACGATGATGATTAACCCCTGCGCCAGCCTGGCGGGTGTCGATGCGGCAAACGGTCAGTGCTGGTACGAAATCCGCGCGCTGGCCGCCGGACGCGTTGAAATCTTCCTCTACGACGTGATCGGTGGCTGGGGTATCACTGCCCAGCAGTTTGTCGCTGACTGTAAGGAGGCGGGGGTGTTTGAGGCCAGCGCGGTGGATTTGCATATCCACAGCCCCGGCGGCGATGTGATGCAGGGCTTTGCCATCTACAACACCCTGTCGCGACTGAAGGCAAAGGTGGATATCTGGGTGGACGGTGTGGCGGCCAGTATGGCCTCGATGATTGTCTGTCTGCCCGGCGCCACGGTGCACATGCCGGAAAACGCCTGGATTATGGTCCACAAACCGTGGGGCGGTATCGCCGGGGATTCTGATGACATGCGCGATTATGCCGCGTGGCTTGATCGTAACGAAGCCCTGATGCTCAGCGCCTATATGAATAAAACCGGACTGGGGCAGGAGGAGCTGGAAGCGATGCTGAAAGCGGAGACCTGGCTTAACGGGGCCGAGGCAGTGGAGAGAGGTTTCGCTGACACGCTTGAACCTGAACTACAGGCTGCGGCCTGTGTGAATGAAAATAAACTGAAGGATTATCAGAACATGCCAGAACAGATTAAATCTCTTTTTGCGCCGCGCGCTGAAGCTCCGGTGAATCAGCCACAGCAGCCCGCGCCGGTACAGGCGAACCTGAACCCGCCAGCGCCACAACAGCCCGCGCAGCAGATGACTAATATCGATATCACCGCGCTGGCCCAGCAGCTGCAGCAGCAGATGCAGACGGCGAACGCGGAGCGCGTGAATTCCGTCTCAGCCGTGTTTGAGGCATTCCCGGCCTTCGCGACGCTGAAGGCGGAATGCCTTGCCGACTTCACCTGCAACGCCGAAAAAGCCCGCGATAAACTGCTGCAGACGCTGGCGGCGGGCACCACCCCGAGCGCCGGTCCGGGTGCCATTCATCTTTATGCCGGTAACGGCAATCTGGTCGGTGATTCCATTCGCGCTGCGGTAATGACCCGCGCGGGCTATGCGCAGGCCGAGAAGGATAACGCTTACAATGGTTACACCCTGCGCGAACTGGCGCGCGCCTCCCTGGTCGATCGCGGCATCGGTATCTCTGGCGCTGGCACGGCACAGGCGATGGTCGGACTGGCGTTCACCCACAGCAGCAGCGATTTCGGCAATATCCTGATGGATGTGGCGCACAAAGCGGCGCTGATGGGCTGGGATGAAGCCACCGAAACCTTTGAACAATGGACCCGTAAGGGCACGCTGACCGATTTCAAAACCGCACACCGTGTCGGTCTTGAATCGCTGGCATCGCTTCGTAAGGTTCGTGCCGGGGCAGAATATAAATATATCACCATCAAGGATCGCGGTGAGCCGATTGCGCTGGCGACCTACGGCGAACTGTTCAGCATCGACCGACAGACCATCATCAACGATGACCTGGACATGCTGACCCGAATTCCGCAGGCGATGGGGCTTGCTGCGCGTGCCACCGTGGGCGATCTGGTCTGGGCTGTTTTAACCAGCAATCCAAAAATGTCGGACGGCAAGCCGCTGTTCCATGCCGATCACGGCAACCTGGTCTCAGCGGATCTCAGTATCGAAGGCCTGGATACGGCCCGTAAAGCGATGCTGCTGCAAAAATCCGGCGAGCGTCGTCTGAACATTCGTCCGGCCTTTATGCTGACGCCAGTGGCGATTGAGTCACGGGCAAACCAGCTGATCAAATCTGCAAGCGTACCAGGTGCAGATGCCAACAGCGGTATTGTGAACCCGATCCAGAACTTTGTGACGGTAGCCTCTGAGGCTCGCCTGGATGACAGCAGCCCGACGGATTACTACCTGACTGCAGCACAGGGACGCGACACTATCGAAGTGGCATATCTGGACGGTATTGATACGCCATATCTGGAGCAGCAGCAGGGCTTCACCGTAGACGGTGCTGCATTCAAGGTCCGCATCGATGCAGGTGTGGCACCGCTTGACTGGCGCGGCATGGTTAAAGTCACCAAAAAATAACGACCGTCATCTGACGGTTTTTTTATTACGGAGCGGCGCGTGCTGCTCCTTTTTTGTCTGGAGAGAAAAATGGCGAAAAATTATCAACAGGACGGCACCACCCTTGATTTTCAGAATACCGGTGCGACCGATATTCATTCGGGTGACGCCGTGCTTTCAGGGGCACTGGTGGGTGTCGCTCACGATGACATCCCGGCAGGACTGTGGGGCGTGCTGCATACCACGGGCGTTTTCGTTCTGCCAAAGGCAGCGGAAGCGGTCACTCTCGGCCAGAAGCTGTATCTGGCGGACGGTAAGCTGACAGCCGAAGCGGGGGAGGCGGCGGCTCCGAACCCTCTGGCGGGTACGGCCTGGGCTGCGGCAGCGGCGGATGCCGAATCTGTTCCGGTACGGCTTGGTTACTGATGAACCGCTTTCGTCAACGCCTGTTAAAAGCGGATGCCCGGATCTCCCGGGCATTTGCCGAAGAGGTGCCTGCTGTCCTCTCTATTGGCAGTGAGCTGCGTCCTGTCACCGTGATTTTTGAGACGCCGGATGCACCAGTTGATGTGCAGGGCGGGGGGCAGATTCAGGATCGGGCCCCGGCCTTCAGCGCGATGACCGCCGATATCACGGGGCTTGAGAAGCACCACGAGGTGGAAATTAACGGTACCGCTTACCGCGTAACGCACGTTGGTGCCGATGAAGAAGGGCGTACCCGCGTCACCCTGGCTTATGGTGCACCGGGCAAACCGCAGCCGGAAATCAACAAGTGGAGCTGATATGGCGCGTGAATCCAGACTGCGACGGGATTTACCCGTCGATATCGATGTGGAAGCTATCTGGCGGATAGCGGAGCACATCGGTGCCACCCATAAGCAGTTTCGGGCCGCGTATTCCCGCGCGCTGAAACGCACCGCCGCCACATTACGTAAAAAAGCCATGGCAGACCTTAAAGACGGGCTGGCCCCCCGCAGTCTGGATCTGGTCCGCCGGCGTCTGCTTTCTTTTCGTGTTGATCGTTCCTCTCAGTCTCGGCTGGATAACTTCCGGCTCTGGTTCGGCCTGAACGCCATCAAGGTAAAAGACCTGAAAGGCCGGATTAACGGGAGGTTGAGGCCTCACCATACCCGGCGGAATAAATCCACCGGACGGTTTATTAAGGCGCGGCGCCAGGCAGAAAACGCCGGATTCACCCCAAAGGGCAGCCTGCTTTCCCCGCGCACGTTTGAAAACGGGGAAGTGGCGCGCACCCGCCGTGAAAACCGGCGGACGGTGGTAATTCGCGATCCGGATACACGCCGCACCCGCGAGGCTGAAGTTGATATTTATGAGCCGATGCTGAACTACATCGAAGATAACGCCTTTGCGGAGGCGATGGAGATTTTTATGCATCACTTTGAAACCGATCTGCGCGGGCGCGTGAAGGCCCGTATTTCTGTCTGAGGTGGACCATGGCTGAGCCATTGCTGCTTGGGCAGTATCACGATGCCGTTACCGGCGCGCTGAAAAACATTGCGTGGGTGCGGGACGCCGATGCGTACCCGGAAAAAAATATCCCCCGCTTTACCGGATTGATCACCCCGGCAGTCTATTTCTCCATTAACGGCTGGGAGCAGGGCGGGGGCAACGAGGGGCAGCTCAACGTCAATCTGTCCTGCGATTTGTTCGTGGTGGTGGATGCAGCCGGAGCTGGTGTCAGTCGCCCGGAAATTTTCCTGCGCACGGCGGCAGCGGACATTACCCAGTGGATTGACGGCCAGCAGTTCGGCCTGACCAGTCTGGAGCCAGCCGTGTTTATCGATGCGGCACGCGATGAGTTTGATCCGCGCATGGATGATTACCTTGTCTGGCGCATTTCATTTACCCAGGCAGCCGCCTTTGGTGCCGATCCGTTTGCACAGCTGAATGCCCCGCTGAAAGCTGCCTGGCTGGGCAAGGCACCGGATATCGGACGCGCACATGTGGACGATTACCAGCTGATATACGAGGCAAAACCCGATGAGTGAAATCGAGGGCGATTTACAGCGCCGCCTGGCGAATATTGTGCGGCGAGGGGTTATTCATTCCGTTAAGCATGACGGTATACCGAAGTGCCGGGTGGATCTGGGCGACATCATCACCACCTGGCTGCCGCTTTGTCAGGGCTTTTCTGGCGCAAACCGGGCTGACTCCAATCCGTATGCGGTCGGAGATGCGGTCACGGTGCTGTCGGAGGCGGGCGAGCTGAATAATGGCCGGGTCTTTCCCGGCTGGAATACCGGCGGTCTGCCGGTGCCGGAGGGCAGCGACAGCGAGCATATCACCCGCTACGGCGACGGTACCGAGATCCGCTATGACCGTGCCGCGCATGCCCTGACCATTACCCTGGCGGAGGGCGGCACCTACAAAATCATCGGGAAAGGTACGCTGGACGGTCCGGTGGAAATTACTGAAACCCTCACCGTGCAGGGCGTGTCGCAATTCAATGCCGATGCGAACGTGGCCGGAAATATTGGTGCCACTCAGGAGATTTCAGACGGTACCGGGAAAATGAGCGGGATCCGTCAGACGTTCAATGACCATGATCACCGGGGAGACAGTGGCGGTACGACCGGAAAACCTAATCAGAAAATGTGACCTGCTTCAGCAGGTTTTTTTATGCCTGGAGAAAATGAATGTCGAATTTACATGGTGTGGAAACGATCGAACTGACATCCGGTACGGTCGCGGTCATGACGATCCAGACGGCGATTATCGGCCTGGTGGGTACCGCGCCGGATGCGTCTGCGGGTATTCCGGCAGGCGGTACCGTCGGAACACCCATCCTGGATAACGTTGTGGATTTTGCTGCAACGGTCAAAGGCAGGGCAGGCAATGTCGTGGTGGTTGACGCGGTAGCCGGCGTCCCTGATGCGGAAAATCCTGCTGAGGTGGCGACGACAGCTGTCTGGGATGCGACGGCTTTAAGGCTGACCATCACGCTGGGCTGTGATGAAGGTGGCAAGCTGACGGCAACGCCAGCAGAGGTGGTCACGGCCGTGGGTGCGGTGGCGGAAGTGAAAGTGACCGCGAAGGGTACTGGCAGCGGTATTGTCACGCCGTTCAGCCTGCAGCTGTCCGGTGGCGAGGATGAGCCGTTCCCGCTGAATACGCCGGTGGCAATTGTCGGTACCACGATGCTCTCCCGCTTGGGGGAGAAGGGCTCGCTGAAACCGGCGCTGACCGAAATCAACGACCAGCGAAATGCCCTGACGGTGGTGGTTCGTGTGTCGGAAGAAACCGACGAAGCGAAACAGCGTGCAGCGGTGCTTACCGGGATCGGCTCGCTGTCATCTGCAAAATCGGTGACGACGTACCAGCCCCGAATCGTCATTGCGCCGGGGTTCAGTGAAGATGATGCAGTTGGCAAGGCGCTGGAAACCGTTGCCGGTAAGCTACGGGCAGTGGCGTATGTTGACTGTGCGTCTGGTGCCACGCTGCAGGAAGTGGTCCAGCGGCGTCAGTCCTATGGCATGCGCACTGAGCTGCTGCGGCCGCGTGTGCAGGTCAGCAATGCCGACGGCCAGCTGGTCTACCGCCCGTATTCAGCGTTTGCGGCGGGACTGCGCGCCCGTATCGACTTTGAGAAGGGCTGGTGGTGGAGCAAATCCAACCAGGATATTAACAACATCCTCGGCGTGGAGCAGGTCGACGAGTTCATTCTCGGCGATGAAAACTGCGATGCGAACCTGCTCAACATGCAGAACGTCTCCACTATTATCCGACGTGCCGGGTTTAAGCACTGGGGTAACCGCCTGTGCGGAACCAATCCCCAGTGGCGCTTTGAATCGGTTCGTCGCACTGCAGACGTCATCGAGGACAGCATTCAGGAGACGATGCTGGAATACGTTGACCGCCCGCTCGACCGGGAAAACGCCGACGACATCATCGGCACCATCAACGCCTATATGCGTCAGCTGATCGGCCTCGGTGCCGTTTTCGGCGGTCGTGCCTGGCTGGATGAGGAGCTTAACACCGCGGAGAGCATGGCGGCGGGTGTGCTGTACATCAACTATGACTTTGGTCCGAAATCGCCGACTGAACTTATCAGCCTGCGCGTCCGGGTGAATAACAACTATGCGCTTGAGGAGATGCTGGCAGCATGAGCGAAAAAAACACGTTACGCGTCTGGACCTTCTTCCGGCAGGGGATCCGTATTCAGGGCGCACATGAATTTACGCCGCCAGCTCTGTCCATTGTCAAAACCGATCTGCGCACCGGCGCGCAGGATGCACCTTCACCCGTGGATGACGGCATGGAGGCCCTGACCTGCCAGCTGAAATTTTACGGGGTGGACACGGACATGCTGACTGCCTTTGGTTTTGTCAGTGGCAGTCGCCCGCGTTTTACGGCCTATCAGGGCTATCTGGCGAACGGCACCGCGCTGGGCACCATCGAGGAGATCGAGGGCTTTGTGCAGACCGTCACGCCGGATGCGCGGGGCAAGGACAGCCTGTCCGAAAATGCCGTCACAGTGGACATCGCCGTGAGCTATTACCGCCAGACCAAAGACGGCCGCGAGCTCTTTGAAATTGATACGGAGCGCTTCTCGCGCCGGGTAAATGGCGTGGATGTGTTGTCCGGCCTGGCGGCGAAAGTCCGTCTCTGAGCCTGTCTTTATCCTGTAACGGCCTTCGGGCCGTTTTTACTTTACGGAGAGTGTTATGAGTTTTCCTGGTGAAACCCGCGTTATCAAACTGTATTCCCCTGTTTCCTTTGAGAACGGTGGCCTGCTCGAACAGGTGACGCTGCGCGAGCCGCTGGTGCGCGATCGCATTGCTTTTTCCAAGGATCGGGGCAGCGAAGAAGAAAAAGAGGCGCGCATGATTGCGCTGCTGTGCAATCTCAGTGAGCAGGATATCTGGCAGCTGACAGCGGCAGATTATGCGCAGCTGCTGGACGCATTTAATGTTTTTATGCTCCCGCCCGGGGAGCGACCGAAAGAAGCCTGATCCGGGCGATACGCTTTCTCGGGCGGCGCCTGCATTTTCCCATGACGGAATACCTGGATATGCCGTTCAGCGTGTTTTCTGATTTTCTCACCGACGAAGTGGAGGCGGTAAATCATGGCCGGACTAAGCCAGAATCTTAAGGCCGTCATTACGTTTGGCGGCAATATCGACAGCTCATGGAATCGTTCAGCTAACGGCCTGCAAAAGAGCCTGAAGGACGTCGGGAAGCAGTCAGAAAAACTGACCAAAGACCAGGCGAGGCTGGCGGCGGAGATTAAAAAAGCAAAGCTTGCCGGGCAGAGCCTTGGCGATCTGAAACGGCGTTACAGCGATGTGTCCCGTGAAATCCGTAAAACGGAGTCCGAACAGCAGAAGCTGAACCAGCAGATGCAGAAGGCGCAGCGGCTGGCGTCATTTAAAGGGGCCGGTAAAGGCCTGTTTCGCCGCGGTCTGGGTATCGCCGGACAGCTGGGCGGCACGGTGGCACCGGGGCTGGCGATCGGCGGCGGTGGGGTGGTGGCTTCCGCGCTGGGCACCCTGATTGCCCCGGCCGCCACCAACGCGGAAACGGCCCGACGTGCGGGCGTGGCGAAAAGCTATGGCGTGGACATCCCGACGTTTGATGCCTGGGACACCCTCGCAAAACAGTACGACATGAACGGCGAGAATATCGGCGATCTGTTTGAGGAGTATCTGCACAAGGCAGGGGAATACAAGCAGAACGGCAAGCAGGGCTCGCTGCAGGACGCGTTTGAGACGCTCGGGTTTAAGGCGGGGGATTTGGCCGGGCTCAGCGATATGGCACAGTTTGAAAAAATCGTTGAGCGCGCGCTCAGCCTGCAGGATGAGTCGAAAGCTTCATTTGCGCTGGATTCGCTGTTTGGCGGCGAGGCCAGCAAGCTCCTGATGCTGCTGAAGCAGTCCGGGAAGAGTTACCGCGACCTGATGGACGAGCAGCGCCGGTATAACCTCGTCACGAAAGAGGGAGCTGAAGGTGCAATGGAGGGCAACCGCGCTATTACCAACCTGCAGACCGTCTTCTCTTCTGCGGTGGCGGAAATCTCCGGTCAGCTCGGTAACGAACTGGCGCCGGATGTGCGCCGTCTGACGGACGATATGGCGGAGTGGTTTAAAGGCGGGGGGATCAAGCGCATCGTCAGTTTTCTGCGTAATGACCTCTACCCCGGCGTGCTGACGTTCGGGCAGGGGATCTTTTTCGTCGGAAAAGTGGCGTACGCGCTGGCGAAAAAACTGTCCTGGCTGCTGCCGGATGAGCGAAGCGGTCAGCGGGACGTGCTCAAATCGCTGGCCATGACCGGCTCGGTCGATATCGCCCGCATGACGGCGCAGCGCAACGGCCAGGGAGAATGGTTCGAACAGCAGCTTAAAGAAAAACCGGATCTGCCGGACGATGTGAAAAAATCCTACCGGGATACGCGGGGCTTTTTCCGTGATGACGAGGAGACATTTAACACCACCCTTGATAAATATCTCACCCCGGAGAACAGTGGCGCACTGTTCGGGACGGACGGGTTAATGAAGCCGGCACAGCCGCAGTCTGTCACGCCCGGTACCAGCCCTACGGCATGGGATCATTATCCCCGGACCCTGCTGTCGCCGTTGCCGCCAGAAACATCGCCGCAGGTGGTACCGGACATTACGGAGCAGGATTCACTCCAGCAGGCTACCAGCACAGAGGCTGAAGGTCGCTGGGAGATGTTGCTGCAGAAGCTGGATTCAGCAGATGCTCCCGCCGCACCCCGACAGCTGACAGACAATCGCCGCTTTGAATACCGGTTTGAAATTCATGGTGCACCCGGGCAGGACGAGCGGGCGATTGCTGATGAGGTCGAGAGTATGACGAAAAGCAGCCCTGCTTTTAATGGTAATAACAGCATGCTGGACGGAGGGCAAATCTGGTGAGTGAAATTATTCCTGTCTTTGAAGACTTCGGGCAGGCCGGTGCCAGCGCGGCGCGTGGTGCCCAGGCCGCCCGGGTGTTGATGATGCTGGGCGATTTCGCCTTTTCCATCGATACCACGGCGTATAACCAGCTGACCCGTGAGGCAAGCTGGCGATGGAGCGAGCAGGAGCGCATCGGCAAACAGGACCTGCTGCAGTACACCGGCAAGCCTGGGCGAACCGTCCGGCTTGAGGGAGAATCGCATGCCTTCTTTCGTAAGGGGGTGGATGCCGTTAACGATCTCTACGATCTCGCCGACCAGAACAAGCCACACCAGCTGGTCAGCGGTGAAGGGGATGTGCTGGGCTGGTGGGTGGTGATCGACTTCTCCGACACGACAAACCGTTTCCTGCCCGGTGGTGGCCACCGAAATAAAAACTGGACGATGACGCTGAAACATTATGCCGATGACATATCAAACCCGTGACGGTGATGTGCTTGATGCAGTCTGCGCAACGCATTACGGCACGGAAAACCTGTCTTTTATCGTGACGCAGGTACTTGAAGCGAATCCGGGGCTGGCTGATATCGGTGCGGTTTACCCGTCAGGTCTCTTTATTACCCTGCCGGATCTGGCTCCGCCGGTTCAGGATTCTGCTTTCAGCCTGTGGGATTAATATGACTGAACAGATAGTTAAACCGGAATATGCTCCCGCTTTCAGCGTCAGCGCCGAGGGGAAAGATATCACCCGCGCGCTGCAGCAAAGTCTGGCAGAGCTGACGCTGACCGATTATGGCGGTGCCACGACAAAGGCGGATGAGCTGAAAATCACGCTGCTGTCGGAAACGCTCCCTTTGCCGACAAAAGGGGCACGACTGCGCGTGGCGCTGGGGTTTAATGACCACCTGGTGGATAAGGGCTGGTTTGTGGTGTCCGGCGTCGGCAGCAGCGGTCCGCCGCGGCGTATCGAGATTTATGCCACCGCCGCGCCCATGAACGCGCAAAAACAGCCCGGTGATGTGCTCAGCCAGAAAACACGCAGCTGGGATAACATTCGTCTGGCGGATCTGGTCAGGACCATCGCCACGGAAAACGGGCTGAAGTCAAAAGTAGCCGCGGAGCTCGCCGATATCCATATTGACCATGTTGACCAGGTGGCAGAATCGGATGCGAACCTGCTGACCCGGCTTGCCAGGACCTGGAATGCGGTCAGCAAACCTTCCGGCGGTTACTGGCTTTTTCTCCGGCAGGGCGCAACGGCTAACGCCTCAGGTGAGCAGACCGGGGAGCTGGTTATCACCCCGGAGGAAGTCTCAAACTGGTCATACAGTGAGGGCGAGCGGGGGAGTTCGACGGGGAAAGCCACCGGCAGCAGCGGTAAGTCATCGGGAAAAATCGGTGTGCGCTATTACGATGAAGCGGACGGGAAGACCAAAACCACCACTGTTGACCATGACGGCCCCTCGATGGCGAATCCGTATACCCAGCCGGCAAAGGCAACCGCCGACCAGCAGGCCAAATCCAGAAAGACGCAGGCTCGCCGCAATGAGCAGAAGATGACGGTTACCGGCCCGTGCCGACCGAAACATGTTCCCCTCACGGCAGAATCCGGCGTGTCCACGTCCGGCTTTGGCGAGCGTGAAGATCGCGCCTGGGTGGTTGAATCTCTCGCCTTTTCCCTGACGGCCGCCGGGTTCAGCTACACGTACAACCTGGTGGTTGATATTCGCAAGCCTGCTAAATCCTCTAAAAAATCCGGCAGCAAGGATAAAACCGGCCCGGATTACTTCGGTTAACTTTCCGCCTCCTGGCGATCCTCATACGGAAAAACATTATGAACGGTGTAAACAGCCGGAACGGTAAACGCCTGTCCGGCAGCGATCATTTGCGCCAGTCCGTCAGCGACATCCTCTCCACCCCCGTTGGCAGCCGCGTGCTGGTTCGTGATTACGGCAGTGACCTGTTTTCGCTGGTGGACAACCCTCGCGACGATCTTACCCGACTGCGGATTATCGCGGCCACGGCCTCAGCGCTGGCGCGCTGGGAGCCCCGGTTGCGGGTCACGCGTGTAATGGTCACTTTCCCGGCAGATGAAGCAGGGTGTGTCGTCGATATCGAGGGGATCAATAAAGAGAATAATCTTCCCGTCAGCACCGGAGGCATACAGATTTATGGCAAGTAGTTACGACGTAATTAACCTGTCCGCGCTGGCGGTACCGGATGCCATTGTGGTACCGGATGCCGCCGATATTTTTACTCGCTGGCTGGCGCGCCTGCGCCAATTAGATCCGGAATTTGACGCGCTGGTCGAATCAGACCCGGCGTATAAACAGGGGGAAATCAACGCCTACCAGCTCACCCTGGCGTTTCAGCGTGTCAATGATGCAGTACGCGCTGTTTTCCTTGCCAGCGCCAGAGGAGCCGATCTTGACCAGATAGGTGCGGGTTTTAATGTTTCCCGCCTGGTGATAAATCCCGGCGACCCGGATGCCGTGCCACCCGTCGATCCTGTCTATGAAGACGATGACGCTTTCCGTGAGCGTATCCAGCTTTCGTGGGCGCAGCTGAACACGGCAGGTGCGCGCAACGCGTACCGCTTTCATGCCAAATCCGCGGATAACGATGTGCTGGATGCGGATGCCTATGGTCCGGAAACGCACAACCGCCCGGGTGAAGTGGATGTCTATGTCCTGTCGCGAACCGGTAATGGTGAGGCCAGTCCCGGCCTGACGGAAAAGGTGATGAGCGAACTAAGCGCCGATGAGGTCAGGCCTCTGACTGATTATGTCAGTGTCAAAAGCGCCACCATTGTCAGCTATGCGGTAACAGCTGAACTGGACATACCCGACGGACCGGATGCGCAGACGGTGCTGGAGAATGCCATCAGCACGCTGTCCAGCTACACCCTGCTTTCACATCGCATAAACGGCCTCGTGCCGCTTTCCGCGATTTACGCTGCACTCCAGCAGCCCGGCGTCTCCAGAGTCAGGCTGATAAGTCCGGTCGCAGATCTGGAAGCGGCCGCCGGGCGGGCTCCCTGGTGTAGTGCGATAAACGTCACCCGCAAAGGAGGCTCCGGTGGATAAATTTCGTTCCCTGCTACCGCCCTCCGCCATTCAGCCTGAGCGGGCGCAGGAGCAGGCCAGCTCGGAGCAGATCACCGCACTGGATACGGGCATGGTGCGTAAGGTGAAAGACCCCGATACCTGCCCGGCGCACTTGCTGCCCTGGCTCGCATGGGAGTTTGCGGTTGATTCCTGGGAAGACGCCTGGACTGAGGCTGAAAAGCGGCAGGTGTTAAAAGATGCCGCCTATGTTCATCAGCATCGCGGTACTGCCGGCGCTGTCAGGCGGTCACTGAGCGCTGTCAGTCTCCCGACGACCGTGGTGGAGTGGTGGGAGGATCAGCCGCCTAAGGCTCCCTACACCTTCCGCGTTGAGGTTTACAGCCTTCAGGAAGTTGATGACGCTTTGTATCAGCGTATTCGGCGGCAAGTCGATAAAGCGAAGAACCTGAGGAGTCTGTTGACCTCCATTGACGTGATTGCCGACCTGGGCACAAAGGGAACTTATTATACCGGCGGTGCTGTTACCGCCTGGATTGATGTCGATATTGAGGCAGGAGTTTAGCCATGGCTGATAAATATTACAGTATTCTGACCAACAGAGGTAAAGAGCTGGAGGCGCAGTCTTCTGCGACCGGGAAACCCGTCATTATTAAAGATTTTGTGGTGGGTGACGGTAATGGTCAGCCCGTTACGCCTGATCCGGCAAAAACAACCCTGAACCACGAAGTGTATCGGGCGGGAATTTCAGCGTTGCAGGTCTCACCGGACCAGGCGAATCAGTTTATTGCGCAGCTGGTACTGCCTACCGATGTTGGGGGCTTTGTTGTTCGTGAGGTCGGGCTGTTAACCGATGCCGGCGAACTGTATGCCGTGGCGAACTGTGCAGCAATTGAGAAGCCGGTAAGTGGCATCAGTGTAACGCTCCAGTTTCGCCTCGCCGTGTCAGAAACGGCGGATATTGAGCTTAAGGTGGCTACCGGGGACGGCCTGTTCCTTCGCCAGGATGCGAACCTGGGCGATGTGAAGGACGCCGCTGAATCACGGAAAAATATTGGGCTGAAAGGGGCCGCTGTACTGGATGTTGGTAAAGCAGCGAACACAGTCGCCGCCGGGGATGACAGCCGTATCGTTAATGCGTTGCAGAAAGGAAATAATCTTTCAGATGTTGTCGATAAAGGGCAGGCACGCGTAAATCTGGAACTGAAGTCCGCAGCTACCGCCGACGTTCAGATATCCAGAGATGACGTAACCGCGGGGCGTCTGGTCGCAAATGGCGGCGCATTGGCGCTTAGGACAGTTGCTGCACAAGCAGGCACCGCCATTGCTGATGCCAGCGCCCTCCCGGCTAACTCTGTGAGCTTCTGTTATGCCGATGCAGCATATTCACCGGGTTATGAGGCGACGATTCTTGATGTGGGTGGGCTCGGTGGCGATGGCTATCGTGTGCAGTATGCCGCGTCCTATAGCGACGGCGGTAAGCGGCTGAAATTCCGCACTTTGAATGCAGATAACGGCTATTGGGGAAGCTGGACGAACGTTATCACAAACTACGGCGGAAGCGTTGATTATCTCGATGGCGCAAGGTATTACGCCACCAAGCCGGAATATTGGCAGGGAGGCGGGGCATTTTCACATCAATATGCTGATGGTTCCGCACCATTTTTTGTTGGCGGTTACTCAACCGCTAAAGATAACTCTGTATACCTGCCGATAGTGAAAGGAACATCTGTAACGAAAGATCTCGGTTGGGGTTCTTCAGTTAGCTTTGGAATACTCCGATCCGGTAATGGCGATTTTGGCTCAGCCGTTATCCATATCATCGGAGATTCTGGCGCTGGAGCTATATTTAGCTTTGACGCAAACGGCACATTTAATACCCCTGCAAAAATAAATAGCGGAGGCGCTCTTTACGCAGCCGGACAAATTGATAGCGGGGGTAATATTGTCGCTGGTCAGGGTCTGTATGAGTCAGGCGGTTTAGTCAGGGTATATTCAAGTAATAACCCGCCGCCCCAGCAGGATTTGAGCCCTTATGCAACTACCGCATGGGTTAACGGAAACTTTTCAACACAAGCCTGGACAGTAGCTAATTTTTTGCAAGGGGGAATCAGGCTGGCCTCTTTAGGAACTGCAAACAACGGTAATAACGACAATGAATTCGCATATGCGCCGAATGGTGCGGTCGTTACTGCTGTACAGCAAAGGACAAACTACACAGCGGTGCAATATCGCTATGTACAGTACAATATTGGTGGGAACTGGTATACAGCATGGGTGGCGTAATGACAATGCAATCAGGTGTATTTAAAAAATACAATCCTTTAGAAAAATGGGGTGGATGTACTGCAAAGGAAATAGCTGGGCTTAAGCCAGAGGAACTAGATTTATATTACATTGCAATGGCACCGGGTGTGAATATTGTTTTTCTGAATGATGAAAATGGCAATGACTGGTACCAGTGGCTTAAAACACTTTCTAAAGAAACGCTTAAAATATCGTTTAACCCAGATTCAAATGAAATCATCCATTTTTCATATGATGCAAGCACAATTTTTCCGATTAATCAGATTGTCACGGAAATCGCGCCGGAGAATGTACCGGATGAATTTACAGCAGCTGGAGAAAAAGCATTGGGTGGGGCATTTCTTTTTGTTGATGGGCAAATAATTGCCGTCCCCGTGGATTACGTAGCAGAAGCCCAACGCCAAAAGATGGAGTTGTTGAACCATGCGAATGATGTGATTGCCATGCTTCAGGACGCTGTGGAACTAGGCATGGCTACAGAGGAAGAAAATTCAAGTCTGGCAGATTGGAAAAGGTACCGAGTGCTTTTAAACAGGGTTAATCCAAACGAACCTGACTGGCCGCCAAAGCCAGCCCAGTGAAGTAGCTCTATTTCTTTCTAAAACGGACGACTGTATTCATATATAACGGCAAAGTTAAAATTTGAAGTTTTCGCGATGTTTTGAAACTCCAAATGAAAGTTAACATAGCACGGCGCAGTACTTTCTGTTCCTGTAATGAAAGTTTTGCGCCTTTATTTCTGACCAGCATATACTTTATGAGGTTGAAGATTCGTTGAACTGTTGGGAAAATAGCCTTTTTTATTTCAGTGCTATCATTAGCCAACAGCGAAAGCGATTGTGCAGCATAAACTAAATCAGATAAATCTTTTTGCCTGAATGTTTGTGTTATGCTTTTTTTATGATAACGGTACCAAATTAAGGATTTATTGATTCCATAGATAACTTTACTTTGTAAATAAATTGCGGGGATCGTACTCATATCCTCATAAAGTCGACCCGATGGGAAACTTATACCTTGGCTTTGGAAAAGTGTTTTTTTATAAACTCTTGCCCAAGGGTACCATTTGCTTCTTTTGAATGCTGGGGAAAGTTTTGTAATTGATGTTATCTCTACTCTTCCACGGAATACTGAGCAGTCAATATGTTCAACAATGTTTGAAGTCTCACCTTCAAATTGCTCGGCATTAAATTCTACGATGTCAACGGAGGAATCATTGATGACAGGCAATATCTCTTTCCAGAAATCAGGGTGAAAGAAATCATCTGAATCTAAAAATGCGATATACTCTCCATTTGCAAGCTTTATCCCTGCATTTCTGGCAGCGGATAGACCTGCATTATCTTGCTGAATAATAGTAATGTTTTTATCTTGAACATTACTGACCAAGTTCTCAATGACATATGCGCTATCGTCTGTAGAACCATCATTTACGATGACGAGTTCGATCGCATTAGACATGTACGGTAAAATTGACTGAATGCAATCAGCAATGTAATCGCGAGAATTATAACAAGGTACAATAACGCTTAATTTTATATTGCTGATCCTTGAAGAATGTTCCATATCTCTAGTTTTCTCCAGAGCTTCCATTTTATTAAAGTAGCATAATGCTAACTGAGCAGCCTCGCTATATGCAATAGCGGGCTGCCTTGAGTTGCTTAGTGCTCGAGCTATCGTAATCATTTCCTGAATCTGACCCAGAGTGAATTTCTCCGCTTCATTGCATGGCATCACCACCTGGCTGGAGAGAATCACATGCTTCAGGCTACGGGCAGGTCGATTCTAGATTAGTGATAAAGGAGTGTTTGGGTTGAAAACTGCTGTCCGTTGCATGCAAGAACGAGCAGCGGCTTAAATCTACTCACATAGAGTTGCGGCCCTAAAATTTACAAAACTCATAATTCGAACCGTCACAGAAACTTAGAAACGAAGCGGTGAATATTTAGACAGTCATAGGGGATCTGGCGTATTGCGAACCCTCAAAAAGAAAACTACTGTATATAAAAACAGTGATAAAGGTTTGCATCATGGAATTCTACCGACCAGCAGAGCTACGCGAAATTATTTCGCTCCCGCTTTTCAGTGACTTAGTGCAGTGCGGTTTCCCCAGCCCGGCAGCTGATTACGTTGAACAGCGCATCGATCTCAATGAGTTGCTTGTCGCTCACCCCAGCTCGACCTATTTCGTCAAAGCCGCGGGAGATTCAATGATCGAGGGAGGCATTAGTGACGGGGATCTACTGGTGGTGGATAGCTCACGCACCGCTGAACACGGAGACATTGTCATAGCGGCCGTGGAAGGAGAATTTACGGTTAAACGCCTGCAGCTACGCCCGACAGTCCAGCTCCTACCGATGAACGGTGCTTATTCGCCGATTATTGTCGGCAGCGAAGACACACTGGACGTTTTCGGTGTTGTAACTTTCATCGTCAAATCTGCGAGCTGA